CCAGACTACCCGCCAGCGGAGCAGTTTTAATGAGTTTGACACAAGACGAGATTAGACAAGCAGCTGAGTCAGATTTGGAGGTGTTTATTGGGCTCGTGGCCCCGCACCTCTTGATTGGCGAATGCCACAGAGAACTAATCCGCTGGTGGACTAGCTCAGCCCGAAAAGATAACGTCATGGTGTTGCTGCCTCGTGGTCACTTGAAGAGCATGCTCATTGCGTACAAGACGGTCTGGGAGCTAACCAAAGACCCAACGGAAACAATCCTGTACGTGTCTGCTACAAGCGACCTTGCGGAGCAGCAGCTGGCTCTGATGAAGAACATCATGACCAGCAAGACGTACATGAAGTATTGGCCTGAGATGATTCACCCGCAAGAAGGCAAGCGTGAGAAGTGGAGTCTTAGCGAGATTTGTGTTGACCATCCGCTGCGCAAGAAAGAGGGCGTCCGTGACCCGTCCATTAAGACGGCTGGCTTGACCACGAACATCACAGGCTTCCACGCAAGCAAGGTTAAGCTGGACGACGTGGTGGTTCCGAAGAATGCTTACACAGAAGACGGACGACAGGCTGTTGCTGCTATTATTAGTCAGATTGCCTCGATTAAAGTGCCGGACGCTAGGATGGATTGCGTAGGCACTCGCTACCACGGCAAAGACCAGTACACCACGTTCATGAAGCAGTCATACTTCACCTACGATGAGAACGATGAAATCGAGGGAGAGGAGTACGTTTGGGATAGCTACATCAAGGTAGTGGAGACAGATGGTGAGTTTTTGTGGCCTAGGGCAAGACGAGAGGACGGAAAGAGGTTTGGCTTTGATAGGAATGTGTTAAGCAAGATTAATGCAGAATACGAAGACAAAACCCAATTCTATGCTCAGTATTACCAAAACCCCAATGACCCGTCTAATCTCCGCATCTCTACAGACAAGTTTCAATACTTTGATGTTAAGCATGTCACCAATGAGCCTGACGGTTGGTATTTCAAAGACCTCCGCCTTAACGTGTTTGCTGCTATCGACTTTGCGTTCTCGACGAAAGCGAAGGCTGACAGCACAGCTATTGTGGTTATTGGCATGGATAGTGAGTCCAACATCTACGTACTGGATATTGACAGGTTTAAGAGCGACAGGATTAGTGACTACTTTAACGCGATTCTAAGGATGTACCAGAAGTGGGGCTTCAGAAAGATTCGATGCGAAGTCACTGTGGCGCAGCAGGTGATTGTACGCGACCTTAAGGAAAACTACATCGCTAGACAGGGATTGAACCTGATTGTGGATGAGTACCGCCCAAGCAGACACGAGGGCAATAAGGCAGAACGTATTGCTGCAACCCTTGAACCTAAGTATGACAATCAAAAGGTGTGGCATTATAAGGGGGCCTACACTGCGGCCTTGGAAGAAGAGCTGATGTTAGAGAAGCCTCCGCATGACGATATTAAGGATGCCCTGACAGCTGCTATTGACGTAGCCACTCCGCCGACACGGAGGGGAAATAAAATGAAACGAACTAATGTATTGCAATTTAATAGCCGATTTGGAGGCGTAGCCGCATGAGTGTTAAAGTAGCTGAAATTAAGAACATCCTACAGCCCCACAGCTTGGCTAGTGAAGTTGCCTACATGTGGGACAATCTCACCACACAGCGCCGTACTTGGGTTAGTGAAAAGGAAGAGCTGCGCAATTACATCTTTGCCACAGACACGACAAAGACAACCAATAGCCAGCTTCCGTGGAAGAATAAAACCACAATTCCAAAGATTTGTCAAATCCGTGACAACCTGCATGCCAACTATGCCTCTGCGCTGTTCCCCAACGACAACTGGTTTAAGTGGGAAGGCTACTCTAGGGACGCTGTAACCAAGCAAAAACGCAACGCCATTGAAGCCTACATGAGCAATAAGATTAGGCAAAGCGGCTTTAGGTCTGAAGTTTATAAGCTTTTGTATGACTTTATTGACTATGGCAATGCTTTTTGGGACATTGTATTTGTTAATGAAACCCACAAAGATGAGAATGGTGAGGTTATTCAAGGCTACCGTGGCCCCAAATTAAAGCGTATCAGTCCCTATGACATTACCTTTAATCCTATGGCTACCAGCTTTAAGGATAGCTACAATATTGTCCGTACCCTCAAAACTGTAGGGGAGCTCAAATGGGAGCTTGACAATATGCCAGAATTAGGGTATAATAGGGATATAATTGAGGAAGTAGATAAATATCGTAAAACCCTAGGCGCTTATGCTACAGAAGATGTTTCTAAGGCTGTGGCGCTTTCGGTAGATGGTTTTGGTAACTTCTACGACTATCTGCAAAGCGGCTACATTGAGGTGCTGGAATTTGAAGGCTCTATCAACAACAAGGACACTGGCGAATACCTCCAAAACGTCCTGATTACGGTTGTAGACAGGTCTAAGGTCATCCGTGTAGTCCCCATGCCCTCATGGATGGGTAAGACCACCAAGGGCCACGTACAGTGGCGTATGCGCCCTGACAACCTTTATGGTATGGGGCCTTTGGATAATCTGGTGGGTATGCAGTATCGCATCGACCATCTGGAGAACCTTAAGGCTGACGCAATGGACTTGGCTGTGCATCCGCCTCTGGCGATTACAGGCAATGTTGAAGAGTTTGAATGGGGCCCGAATGCTGAGATTTACATTGGCGAGGGCGGAAACATTCAGGAGCTGGGCAGAAGTTTGCAAGGCGTAATGGCTGCCAATAATGAGATTGCCATTCTTGAACAGAAGATGGAAGAGATGGCTGGCGCTCCAAAGCAAGCTATGGGTATTCGCACACAGGGCGAGAAAACAGCCTACGAAGTGCAGACACTTGAGCAAGCCGCTTCTCGCATCTTCCAGAACAAGATTACGCACTTTGAGATTGAATGTATTGAAGATGTGCTTAACAAGATGTTTGAGTCAGCCCGTAGAAATATGGATGGTGCAGACTTAATTCGAGTGATTGACAATGACTTGGGCGTGGTTCAGTTCATGGAGATTACAAAGAACGACATCACTGCTTCTGGTCAATTGCGTCCCATTGGCGCAAGACACTTCTCAGCACAAGCAACTGTTGTTCAGAATATTAGCAACTTCTATCAGTCGGCTGTTGGACAAGACCCTTCTGTTAGAGCGCACATTTCCGGTAAGGCAATTGCGCAGTTGTTTGAAGAGTTCTTGGGCTTAGAAAGATTCCAGTTGTTCCAAGAAAACATCCGTATTCAAGAGGATGCTGAGAGTCAGAGTTTGATTCAAGAAGCTCAAATGCAATTGCAAGAGAGAGAACTTACACCAACAGAGCCGCAGCTTCCTCCTGAAGTTGAGGCTGCAATGAGAGGACAGATGTAATGGCTATAAAGCTTGTACAACCTAAAGTTAAAACAATTAATGCTGGCAAAGGTTAATGAAAACAGTTTGGCTAAAGGGAGCAAAGACTCCCGAAGCAAAAACAGAACGTAAAGCTATTATTCAGGCAGGCATTCCTGTCCTAAAAGTATTAAAGGAAATTCTAGAAGACGAACTAAACAATTTGGAGGACAATGAGTTAAAAAGCGATGTATACAATGCGTCCAATTGGGCGTATCTACAAGCCGATATTAACGGCGCTAAACGAACTTACCGAAAGGTAATTGACCTATTACCAATTGAGGAATCCAAATGAGTGATGAAACCCTTTTTGCTGAAGCCACGGCGACCCCCGAAGCTGCAGCAGTCCCCCAGACACAACAGCCGTCCTTACCAGAGGAAGTTATGGCGTTAGTTGGTACTGGAAAGAAGTACGCAACAGTTGAAGATGCTTTGAAAAGTGTTCCCCATGCACAAACGCATATTGCACGTCTTGAACAAGAAATGCAAGCGCTCAGGGAAAGAGCTGCACAAGCAAAAGCTATTGACGATGTGTACGAAGCATTAACGTCACGTCAACAGGGTGAGCAACAAGTTACCGCTTCTGCTCCGATTGTAGACGAAAGATTCATTGACGCAGTGCTTGAGCGTAAGCTCGAAGAACAAAAGCGAGCAGAAGAAAAGCGAGTTAATCTGAACAAGGTTAAGGAGTCCTTGACTACCAAGTATGGTGAGAAAGCCGCTGAGGTCTTCAAGAAGAAGGCTGAAGAACTTGGTATTAATGAAGGCTTCCTAACTGACCTCGCAGCTAAGTCTCCAACAGCAGCCCTCGAATTGTTCGGGGCTAATGCCAAGGAAAAGGTTGCTACTTCAGTTCCTAGCGGCTCTATCAATCCGCAAGCTTTTGTCCAAAACCAACAACCTGCTCCTCCAAAGGCTGTAATGGCTGGCGCTTCAACATCTGATTTGTTGAGCGCATGGCGAGCAGTTAATCCCCTAAATAATCAATAAGGAAAACTTATGCAACTTACTACTAACACCTCGGCTTTTATTGAAGCCCAGCAGTATTCGCAGTTCATTCTTGCGAACCTGCACGACGGCCTGTTGCCGTCTACGTTCTACCGTAACGTCTCCGACTTTCCGGCTGGTACTACCCTGAACATCAAGGTCGTTGGCGCTGCCACCGTCCAAGACGTTGAAGAAGACAAAGCCGTTACCTACAACCCGATTGACACCTCGACTGTCACACTGGCTATCACCGACTACATTGGTGATGCTTGGTATGTGTCGGACGTGCTGCGTCAAGACGGTGCTCAAATCGAACAGCTGATGGCTATGCGTGGTGTTGAATCCACCCGTGCCATTCAGGAAGACTTCGAATCGAAGTTCCTGAAAGT